AAAATAATTAAAACAAAGCACTATGAAAACACGTAATTGGAAAATTGAAGCGGTAGATTTTTACAACCGTAAAGGATATTTTGATATTAACTTAGGTAGGTTTGGCTCAATGGAGTTTCAATTTGAAGTAGAATTTACAAGAGATGGAAACGAAGTAGAAGATTTACAAGTTTATATTACGAGATATGATTTATACGACCACGAAGGTAGTTACGTAAAACACGGAATATTAAACAACCGTAATTCAAAACTAATTTGTGAAACATTAGAGGAATTAATTTACGAAGATCCAACAGAGTTTGGTTTTGAGTACGAAGATGAAGCTGAAGAAATTTTACACTACCAAGAATTAATGCGCGACGATAGATAATTAAAAAAAAAGTATAACTTTGTAGTGTGAGATACATTCTACTACTACCGTTTTTGATAACCCTATTTATTTTAGATAGGGTTTTTCTTGTTTTGGTATATTGGAAAAGTGCGCATAAATTTGAAAGGTGGGTATATAAAGACGAATTAATATTGGAATCAATGTTTCGTGTTACAATAGGTTTATTAAGTTTTTTAGTTATTCAGTTATTTATTTCGATTTGGTAAATGAAAAGTTTTTATTAGAACTAAGTAAACACCACAAAGACTGGATTAAAATTGTAGGCACTTTTGGAGAGGAATTTTACTCTGAAGATATAGTTCAAGAAATGTATTTAAAAATGGCTGTAATAAATAACGTTGAAAGGTTTTATTTAAACGATAAACTGAATAAGAACTTTGTTTGGACTGTTTTAAGAAACATGACTTTTGATTATAAAAAAAGCAAAACACGAATAACAAAAGTAAGCATAACGGAAGCCTACCAACTGAAAGACGAATACTTGCCTGAAATACTTGAAGCAAAGAAACGATTAGAAATAAAGATAAACCAAGAGGTTAAACAATGGCACTGGTACGATCAACTATTATTTGACCTTTACCGAACTTCAGGAATGAGTACAAGGCAAATTGAAGGCGTAACGGGTATAAGTTTTAAAAGCGTATGGAAAACAATTAAGACTTGCAAAGAACGCTTAAAAGATAATGTAAAAGAAGATTACGAAGATTTAATTAACCAGGATTACGAATTAATAAAATAAAAACATGACAAGAAAAAGACGAACAAAAGCCGAAATATTAGCGGCTAAAAGCGAAGGATTAGGGGACACAGTAGAAAAGGTTTTAGAAGCTACTGGAGTATCAAAGGTGGCTAAATGGTTACTTGGTGAAGACTGCGGTTGTGACGAACGCAAAGCAAAGTTAAACGCTTTATTTCCGTACCGTAAACCTGAATGTTTACTAAAAGACGAATACAATTATTTAAAAGAATGGTATTCTGAAACACGTTATTCAATGAAGCCTACCGAACAAAAGGAACTATTAAGAATTTACAATAGAGTATTTAAAGTAAATATGCAACCAACTTCTTGCGGTAGTTGTTTACGTGATGTAATGAATAAATTAGAAATATTATTTAACACGTACCAAGATGCCAATTCCTAAACCACGAAAAGACGAAAGCAAAAAAGACTTCGTTCAAAGATGCATGATTGACGATACAATGACTTTTGAATATGAAGATATAGACCAACGTTTAGCGGTATGTTCAACAACTTACGAAGAAAAATTAAATGAAGTTAGTAAAGATAAGCGAGGTTAAACCCAACCCGAAGAACCCAAGAATAATAAAAGACGGAAAATTTCAAAAGTTAGTTAAGTCTATTCAAGAATTTCCTGATATGCTAAATAAACGCCCGTTAGTGGTTTTTACTGACGTAGATAATAAATACGTTGTATTAGGTGGTAATATGCGTTTAAAAGCCTGTAAAGAGATAGGGTTAAAAGAAATTCCTATTATAATAGCAGACGAATGGACGGAGGAACAAAAAAACGAATTTTTAATAAAAGATAATGTAGGTTTTGGGGAATGGGATTGGGATAGTTTAGCAAATGAATGGGATGCTGAGAAATTAGAAGATTGGGGATTAGATATTCCTATATTTAAAGACGATGAAACTGAATTAAAAGATTTATCAAGTACAATAGATAATTTATATCGTATTGAAATTGTATGTAAAGACGAAGAACATCAAGAAAATAGCTATAACAAATTAATAGAACAAGGATACGAATGCCGACTTTTGACATTATAAAAGAAGTAAAACCAAATAAAACATTTAGAGTTGCTTCAGTAATTGGTAAATTTGATTTACAATCTGAAAATATAGTTGAACATTTTAAAGGAGATATTGATATTCCTGATAATTGGCAAATAGGTTTAATTGTAGGAAAAAGCGGAACTGGAAAAACAACAATAGCAAAACAATTATTTGAAGATTCTTATATAACATCTTATGAATACACAAATGAAACTGTTTTAGATGATATGCCAAAAGAATGCAGTGTTGAACAAATAACATCTGCTTTTAATTCAGTTGGTTTTTCAAGTCCACCAAGTTGGTTAAAACCGTATTCAGTATTAAGTAACGGACAAAAAATGCGAGTTGATTTAGCACGTGCAATATTAGAAAAAAACGAATTATTTGTATTTGATGAATTTACAAGCGTCGTGGATAGAAACGTTGCTCAAATAGGCTCTTTTGCTATGCAGAAAGCAATTAGAAAGACGAATAAAAAATTTATAGCAGTTACTTGCCATTTTGATGTTCAAGATTGGTTATTACCTGACTGGGTATTTAATACCGATACAATGACCTTTCAAAGTTTTGAAGGGCAAAAAAAAAAAATAGACCAGAAATTAAATTTGAAATATTCAATTACGGAGATAAATCAATTTGGAAAATGTTTGCTAAGCACCATTATTTAAGTCACTCACATAACAACGCTGCAAATGTATTTATAGCAACTGTTAACGATGAAGTTGCAGGTTTTTTAAGTGTATTACACTTTCCACACCCAAAAACAAAGAATATGAAAAAAGTTCACCGATTAGTTGTTCTACCTGATTATCAGGGTGCGGGAATAGGTATAAGATTATTAAATGAAATAGGTAAAATATATAAAAAAGAAAAACAAAGATTTAATATAATGACTTCCGCACCCAGTTTAATATTTGCATTAAAAAAATTAAAACAATGGGATTGCGTTAGATACGGAAGAGTTTCAGAAGCTAAAAAAGGAGTATTGGAAGGCACAACTTCAAAGAATAGAATAACAGCAAGTTTTGAATTAAAATAACGAGAAAAAAACGAGATTATGGCAAAAGAAGATAATCTAAAAAAGTTTAGTTCTGAATATCAACCAGAAAAAAACGGACGACCTAAAGGAGCAAAGAATAGAAGCACAATAGCTAAGTATTGGTTAGAAGTAAATCAAAAGCTTAAAAACCCTTTAACAGGTGCTGAAGAAACAATGAGTCAAGAAGATTTAATGACTTTGGCGCTAATTAAAAAAGCACGTGAAGGAGATGTTTCAGCATATAAAGCACTAATGGATAGCGGTTACGGTGCGCCATTACAACAAATTGAACAAACAATATTAGAACAACCTTTATTTCCTGATGTTTCAGAGAACGACAGCAACGAATAAGGTACTTGCTTTAAAAAGGCGAATTAAAATAATACAAGGCGGGACTTCGGCTTCGAAAACGTATTCTATTTTGGCGGTATTAATAAACAAAGCAATACAACAACCTAATTTAGAAATAAGCGTAGTAGCTGAAAGTATTCCACACTTACGAAGGGGTGCATTAAAAGACTTTGTTAAGATACTAAAATGGACTGGTAGGTTTAATGACCAACAATTCAATAAATCATTATTAACTTATAACTTTAAAAACGGCAGTAGCTTTGAATTCTTTAGTGCTGATGACTCAAGCAAATTAAGGGGTGCAAGGCGTGACGTTCTATATATAAACGAATGTAACAACGTAACCTTTGAGAGTTACAACGAACTTGCAATACGTACAAAGAAAGCTATCTATTTAGATTTCAACCCGGCAAATGAATTTTGGGTACATACTGAACTAAAAGACGAACAAGACAGCGATTTCTTAATTCTAACGTACAAAGACAACGAAGCACTTGATAATAGTATTGTACAACAAATAGAAAAGAACATTGCTAAAGCTGATACAAGCGCATACTGGGCAAACTGGGTTCGTGTTTATGCACACGGGCAAATAGGAATGCTTGAGGGCGTTATATTTAGCAACTGGAAAACTATCGATATACTACCTAAAGAAGCGAATTTAATCGGAATAGGATTAGACTTCGGGTACACGAACGACCCTACGGCAATAATAGAAATATACAATTACAACGGGCAACGAATAATAAACGAACTGAAGTACCAAACGGGAATGTTAAACAGCGATATTGCAAACGCACTACCGAAACACGTACCCGTTTACGCTGATTCAAGCGAACCGAAAAGCATTGAAGAAATAAAAAGGTACGGAATAACAATTAAAGGCGTTACAAAGGGTAAGGATTCAATAAACTACGGAATAGATGTTATGCAACGTAATGAATATTTAGTTACTTCAAATAGTACCAACCTAATTAAGGAACTTCGAGCGTATTGCTGGGACACGGATAAGCAAGGCACACGTTTAAATAAACCAATTGACACAAATAATCATGGTATTGATGCGCTACGATACCACGAAATGGAAACGTTAGGAATGAATTCTAACTACGGTAAATATCACATTTGGTAAATAAATAATATTTCGCACCCGTTTAAGTATGCAAATAGTGTGAATTATCTTTACAAACTACAAAAACACGAATTAAAAGTTAATATATAGAATGAAAACAGAAATTGTAATACCTACTTCATTAAGTGAAATTCCTTTGAAAAGCTACCAAGAATTTATGCGGGTAGTTGAAAAGTCAAATGACGATGAGTTCATAGGTCAAAAGACTATTGAAATATTTTGTGGTCTAAAAATGAAAGACGTTGTAAAAGTAAAGTGGAGCGACGTCAAAAGCTTGACCCTACATTTAAACGAAATATTCAAAGCGAAGCCTAAATTTCAAGCTACGTTTAAAATTCAAGACACTGAATTCGGGTTTATTCCTAATTTGGAGGATATGAGTTTTGGGGAGTACATTGATTTAGAAAGTAATATTTCAAACGTAGAAACTTTCCACAAAGCAATGGCGGTAATGTACAGACCTATCACAAAGAAAGTAAAAGACCGTTACGAAATATTTGAGTACAAAGGGACGGATGAATTTTCGGAGTTAATGAAGTACGCACCG